TCAATCTCCCATTTCCCACCATGCGAACATGCGTGTAACCAACATGCTTATCTGTCGTAATGAATGCAGGCGTTAGCTTCTCAACTCCACCTAAATCGCTGATGATTTTCAAAGACTCCACCAGACGTTTAAGCTCAACCAAATCTACAAAATACTTCTCACGATCTGCTGGGCTGATTTCTACACTTTGACCACATTGGAACTCATAACCCTCGTTCCATTCAGTTGCGTTATCGGGTGCTGAATCTACGATTTCCTTCGCGTATTGCAGTCCTTTATCTCTAATCAATTTAGATGCTTTCATGCATTCGCCCCATCAATTAGCTGAAGAATATTTCTAGGTATTGGCATACCTTCACGGCGGCACATCTCAGCGTATTCGTGCGGATTGTCGAAAGGATCTGGACCTAATTCTTTTGCAAGCTCAGGCTCTTTTTCTTTTGCCTCAAGTTTTTGAACTGGTGCAGGTTTACGACCATTGATTTTTAATCTTTCCATCAATGATTTGAGATGCTTTTGAGCCTCGTCATTGCTCACAGGAACGTGTTTAGGTTCTTTGTGTTCTAGTTGTAGCGGTGGAGTGTAAAACTCTTGCTGACGGCCTTTCAATTGAGCTTTAGCCACCATCACGTTATAGGTTCCGAAGAAATTATCTTGAGCTGCTCGCATTTGGCCGGCTTCGATCAAATACATCACTTCGTCTAATGCATATTTTGTAATTTGTGTAATAACCACGGTACTGTCAGTCGTAAACTTACATGCACGTGACCAAGCTTCCTCTGGAGACATCCAACTTTCACCAATACACCAGGTGCGAAACTCAGCAAATGACGGCATAAAACGTCCACCTGCTGTAAGTAATCGAGCAAGTGCGTTGTTAAATTGGTTTTGTTGAACGCCAACCAGTGTTTTAAGTGCGATTTGCTCAACCACTGACAGAGGAATTGCACTTTCGCCTGTTGCTGGAAATTGCTTATTGAACTGAGCAGCGTAAACAGTGCGAAGAGAAGCGATTAATTGACGCACTTCGTTCAAGGTAATCTCATGCATGACCTACCTCCTCAATCATTGGAAACTTTTTTGCTGGGGTTACATCCACGATTTGAGATTCGCTCTGTTCTTCAAAAAGATTAGCGAAGTAACCCGACTCTTGTGGTTTTTGACCGGTTGAAGTGATTTGCTCTTGTTTCTTGCGGTTTGCAGCAACTTGTTTCTCGTTGTTTTGAACCCAAGAGAACCACTTAACCAACCAGATGCTTGGTGTATTCAACGAACTTGATTCGTTTGCAAAGTACCAGTCACCGAAATTTTGAATCATGGTTCTCAAGTCGATTTCAGGTACCGAAACAAATCTTTGTTGAGCAAGTGAAATGAAATCGTATTGAAACTCGCTGTATTCAGAAATGAATTCACGCATTGAGTAACGCTTGTGATCATCGATCTGATACTGAGCAAATTGGATTGGTGTAAATTGCGAATTTTCTTCACGCGCATTACTACTACTATCTATATATTGGTTATCGGTTAACGGTTTATGGTTAAGGTTTTTTTGGCTTTCACTTTCAGAACCCAAAATTAACCCACTGGGTTTTTGTGGGTTTTCAGAATTAACCGAGTCGCCTTCACTTTGGTTTTCTTTTGGTTTTTCCTTACGTGGACGCCCACCTTTCTTACCATTTTCACGATTTTTATCCCCTACTTTTTGATAAGCGGCGATTTCTGAATCACAACGTTTGTTGTGAAACCCGTCTTCCTCTTCCACAAAAAACTCTTGCAGCACAATTAATACTGCATCCCTTTCTTCTTGGGTATTTGCACGTAACCGACGAAAAACCGACTGGGTTTCTTTGGGTAATGGTTTTTCATTCAAATAATAGAAATCGAGAGCACGGCGATAAAAGCACTCTTCAACTGGGCTAAGGTGCGCTGTAGCAACCATAAAGTCGCTGATATGGTGGAGATATTTATACATCAGTGACTGCTCCTAATTTTACAAGACCGCGCATTTCCAACTGACGAATAATTCTTGGAGGAATAAATTCGTTGTTGATTTTGTAGCGAATACGAGACTTTTCTTTCACCTGAATTAGTTTGTGCCCATCCTCCATGAGACGGCGAACTGCTATAGCCTGCCCCCCCCATATGGGTTAATTCTTCAAGTTGATAAAATCTTTCCTGAGCCTCAATTGCGGCATTCATAACTGAAAGTGGCATAGCTGCTAATTCTTTAGCCGAATAGATCTTTACTGGTTGTTCCAGTGGAATTACCACCTCTAGCGGTGTGGTGGAAACGGAAATATCCTGTTTTCTTCTTACTGCATATCTCACTTTTCACCACCCTTTGGCTTAACATAGCCTCCAAAAGAATCAACCAAACACGCCTTGGTTAAGCTGGTTACAATCTGCTGTGCTAACCACTGCGTTATGCGAAATTGACGAGCCATAGCCTCTGAAAATTCAACTTTGGTTACCGCCGCATTATTTTCGTCATAACCTTTGTTACGTAAATTTTGCTTTTTCACCTCAAATAGGTGCCCAAGCACTCGCAATGCAGGCTCGTAAAAAGATTGGATTTCACTTTGCTGACGAGAATCTTTGATTTGCTGTGTAAAGCTGTTCATGACACCTCCGCTAATGCTTGCTCAGCGCTTGTTAGTCGGCGTTTAGCGTTAAGTTCTGCAACTGTTGCGTGGCGAATCTGGCTTTTATGGATTGGTCCACAAGCACCAGAGGAGATAACCTTTACTCGAAACAAATCATTCGTGTACTTGTAGTCAATGATTTCAAGCAAGTGATCTTTGGAGCCTTGCGGTGTAAGCACAACCACATCGCCTACTAAAAAATCTTGCGAGTTGAGTTCGATTGGTTGTTCTGATAAATTGTTTTGCATATTTCATGGGTTCCTAAATTTGTGAATGCGAAACCACTCCTGTTACAGCAGGTAGTGGTTTTTTAATACCCGAATTCCGCTAAGCGTGGAGCTATAGACGCAAACTGGTAGTCGTTAATATCTGCCGAGTGAGTAATCTGCATACGAGCTAAGAAGAAGATTGCTTCCACAAATTTTTTGTCGTAACACTCATAGCTTTCCGGAATAACTTTCAATCCAAGTTTGTCCAAAATTACGCAAAGTGTTTCAAGATCGGTCAAGCCATTGTTTTTCTTATCATTTTTAAACTTAGACACCCACGGGCCATCAAAGCCAATTTCCTCTCCAAGTGCCGCGTTTACCACACCTCCAAGAGATTGCAATATGAGCGAATGTGTATTTCTAGCTCTTGCACTTAATTCAATTGATACTCTGCTCATAGAAACTCCGCTATTTAGGGCGACCAACTTTTAAAAGGGTCTCTTTTTTAACTTTGCCGTTTGATTTTTTTTCAATGGTTTCACAGTAGTTAGTGGTGCCAGAGAATTCTGTATGAGGGAGTGCATCTTTTTTAATCCACTTGTACAGAGCTCTTGGTGTCAAATCTATCCACTGAGCAACCTGATAAACGCCACCAGCGTCTTCAATACAGGACTTAAGGTTCATTTAAACCACCACTTATGAACTAATAGTTCAACTTTAACAAGAACTGATAATTCTTTCAATCTCTTTTATTATGAACTTAAGGTTCACTGGTAATATTTTTATGACTGATCACAGAATTGATTTTGCAAAGCGCTTAAACGAAGCTCTTGATGAGATGGCTATTCCTGTTCGTGGTCGAGCAGTTTTACTTGCTTCTAAATTTGAAGTTTCTGCAAAAGCAGCTGGTAAATGGCTTAACGGTGAATCTATTCCAGAAATGACTAAGCTTATTGATATTGCGTTATGGCTTGGTAAGGGGGGTGAATGGCTTTTAACAGGGAGTGAGAGATCGACTTTAAAAGAAAATGGCAGAATTACTGATTTAGAAATCCTAACTTATGAGGATGGAGACCCAATCCCAGATGGATATATGGCGATTGATTTTTATGATGATGTTTATGCAAGTGCTGGAGGTGGTTATTTGAATATCGAACAACCAAGTGCAGTAAAAATGTTATTCCCAATAAATGAATTAAGAAAATATGATGTAAAACCTGAATATGCAAAAGTATTTATAGTTGATGGTGAAAGTATGGTTCCAGACCTTTATCCTGGTCAAAGAATATCAATCGACACCTCAGCAAAGAAGATATATGACGGTGAGATCTATGCCTTTTTAAAAGGTGATGAATTAAAAGTTAAGATTTTATTTGATTGGGATGAAATGGGGAAAGGAGGCTTTAAAGCTGTTTCACGGAATCCTGATAAAGTACGTTTTCCCGATGAATACTATTCACCCGCTCGGATAGAGGCAGATAATATACAAATTGTCGGTCAATACTGGTGGAAAGCAGAAGGCCGAAGAGTTAGAAGATAATATTAAAATGAACCGAAACCCACCTTAATGGTGGGTTTTCTTTTGTAAAAAATAATTTAAAAGAATTATTAGTTTATAAAAATGTACTTTTGGTTCTTTACATAACTGAACTTTTGGTTCATCATTATCTCACAGACAACAAAAAAAGCACACCGACCGCTAAATCTGATGTGCTTTTTCAAACTGCGAGATCAATTATGAACGTAAAAGTTAACTCATTCAACTCATTTGCATTTGTCAGCATGGCTGCTCTTGCAATCTCTGGTGGTTCTTTAGTTGCTTGCCAATTGCAACCAGCTTTCCAAACAAAAGAAGCACCTACTCTTTTTACACCTAAAACTCAACCAAGTACTTACGGCGTTTTAACCGCGAAAATCACAGGTAAACATTCTGGCGTTGCCGTAATCAAATTAGATAGTTTCCGTTTAAACGTTAGCTTTGATTTTGAAGCCCATCCAGACAGTTACGGCGTTCCGGGTTCTGAATTCACTGCTGTTGAAATTACTCAACTCACAGTAAATGAAATTACTGATGTTAATGGTAAGTCATATAACGATTTCACCGAATTTGAAGACATCCGAAACATCAATGGCCTTCTAAAAGGCTTCATCGAACGTAACAAGTTGTTGGAGGCTTAAAGATGACTAATTTCAAAAAACACCCTGACGGCTACAAGTCATTTTTAGGCCGTGATGATAAGGGCCTCTACTCTGTCCGCATTGGCTGGCAAGTGTACGCATCTAATGCTAATGGCTCAGTTCTTTACAAGGTGAAGGACTCAGTTAAGACACCTTTGGACGTTGAAAAGTTCCAAACTGACTATCCAAAAGTTTGGAATGAACTCACACAAGAAATCGACTTCCAACGCAGAAAGCAGCTCGCAATAAAGCTACGTGAAACAAACATCCCTACACGTGACCGCAAAGCTTATAAAACTAAGCGCGGCTTCACTGGCTCAAGATAAGGATAATAAAATGGCTCTACCGATTATTACTGCTGACCAAACTTTATTGGTTCAAGCAATTATTGTGTACCTATACGCGGATCCGGGTTTAGGTAAATCATCGATGGGCTTTACTGCGGAAAAAGCAATTTCTTTTGACTTTGACCGTGGTGCTCACCGTACTGGTGAATTACGTCGAGGTGCGGTTGTACAGGTTCAACAATGGAGTGATGTTGCAAACCTTACTCCGCAGGACTTAGCACCATATAAAACCGTAGTCATTGATACCGTGGGTGCAATGCTTGAATGCATTAAAACCCATCTATTGCTAACTGCTAATAACCGTCAAAAAGATGGCTCTTTAAAGTTAAAGGCTCAAGGTTTAGCGAACCAAACTTTTAAGCAATACATCAATACTTTGATCAGTTTAGGTAAAGATGTTGTTTTCATTGCACACGCATCAGAAGATCAAAACGGTGATCAAATTATTTACCGCCCAGATCTAGGTGGTAAAAACCGTAACGAGCTTTACCGTATTGCAGATGTCATGGGTTATCTAACAACTGTTACTACTGGTGAAGGTAAAAATGCCCGCGTTATTAATTTCAAACCTTCGCCTACACATCATGCGAAAAACTCAGGTGCTTTAGGCGGTGAAACCGGTGAAGTATGGGTGCCTGATCTTAAAGCACACCCTACTTTCTTGGCTGACCTGATTACTCAAGCTAAAGATCACATTAACACCTTAACGCCTGCACAACTTGCAGCAGCTAAAGCCCAAGAAGAGCTAGAAAACTGGAAACAAAGCTGTGAAGAAGCTGAGCATGCAGGTGACCTTAATCAATTAACTGAGTCGCTTGATAAAGAACACATGTATTACCAGAACATGCGCCAAACAATGTTAATGAGAGCTAAAGCATTGAATTGCACGTTTGATAAGCAACGTGGCACTTGGATTAGTCCAC